TTTGGCTCTATAATCTACGCCCTTATGTAAGCGTCCAGACTGGTATTTAGCGCCGTATGGAAATGTTACTACGCCTAATTTAATTGGCTTCATCTAGGTTAGCCCTGCCGTAGTTGTCGTATTCTGGGTTTAACCAGTTAATAACAATAGGTAAGGCTGCGGCTAATCCAAGCGCTAGCGCTGGGTGCAGCCCTAAGCTTTCGCTGTTCATAAGTACCCAGCCTAAAACCCCAGCTGCAAAAACCTTAAAGAAGGAAGCAATAGGGCTATGAGCTAGCCACGTTAAAACGGTCATTACAAAGCGGCTATTTCTTCTTCGCTTAAACCAAGGTCTGCAAGTTTTGCAAGTGCGCTGGCGCGTGCAACTACTTTTGCTTCGGCTTCGGATTGTCTTGCTAAAAATTCAGCTTTTTGTGCTTTGATTTCTTTCAATTCTTTATCATTTAATGGTCGAATAGTTTCTTCGCCCGTTTCGGCGTTAATTTGCAATAGGTTTAATGTTTCAGACATTATGAGTTCCTTAGTCCATATATGCGTACTGTTCCAGTTAGGTTTGCTGTTGCGCTAATTTGAATTCCGTCAAAACTACCCGTAACAACATGACCTCCGTTATTGGTTGAACCGATTGCCGAACCACCATTATAACGAACGTGATTTCCAAACCAGGCAGCTCTACGAGTGGCAACCTGTGGGGCTGTAATAGTTGCTATTGCTGCGGTAGATTCCTGCCCAGCTATACAATAAGCCCAGTTCCAACCCGTAGCGGTTGCCCCTGTAATTGCAGTCCAGCCAACGCCAGAACCTTGATACCAACCGTACCATTGGTGAAAATCTGTATTTGTAGTTCCACCAGAACGCAACTTAGTTAAAACTTCCGTGTCACCTGCTGCGGTACAATTTAACATAATTAAATAATTTTCGTATGTGCTAGTAAAAACACCGTCAATATTTGTCGTAGCCGCAGCTGTAATCGTTCTGCGCGTTACTAAAGTCATACCACCAGACCCAAGTCCAAAAACTGTAGCGTCGATAGCGTCGCCAAGGTCGGCAATAGCTGCGTATCCGTCTTTAACGTAATCTGTCGCTACTGGTACTGGCCAGCCATAATTTGGTGTTACTGCCATGGTTATAAATCCTGCCATTCTGTCGTACTTGGAGTATACCCCGCCCAAGTTACGGTTGGTGCTATTTGCAACCAAATTCTATGCGGGTATGTCTCTGAAACTGCCGAACAAATAAGGCTAACTGTTGCCGTATACCTGTCTATGTTCCAGTTCATACCTTCTACAAACCCGTCAAAAGTAGTTCCAAATACTGCGGGCAATTCGTTAGTAAATACGCTAGCTCCAACGTGCATAGCTATTAAAGCGTCCCTTGTGGCATTACTTACCGTAGGGCTATGTAGGGCTATGCTCAACTGTTCAGGGTAGGTGCGTGGGTAAGCTCGACTTTCCAAAAATGCGTTAGCTTGGTTTTGTGCGTCTGTACCGTTTTCTAGTTGCGTAGACCTTGTGCCTGCTAGTTGTCCATAAGATTCTTGACTTGTGTAATCAGCGGCGTATTTTTCGGCATTAGATTTATAAGTCACCGTTACGTCATTTACAACTTCTGACCATTGGGCAGCTTGCCTTAAGCCGTCGGTTAATAAATCGTCAGCTGTAAGCGTTAAAGGCGATTGACTTGCTCTACTACTGTAACTGTCATAAAACAGCGAACCGTCGTCAGCTTCATACAAATACCCGCGCCCTGAATTAGCTGCATCTTGAGCAAGTGTCCAAGCGTTGATAACGCCGCCGTTATAGGCTTCTAGCTCATAGTCTCCAGGCTGGTCTATTTGAGCTGCTAAATTGTCAAGCAAAATTGCGTTAGTGGCGTCCCAATTTTCCCACGTTGCAATATTGCTAACTGCTTGCCACGTCAAAGTAGGCGGGACTTCTGTCCAGTCTTGAATAAATGCGTCGCGCAAAATGTTATAAATTCGTGTTCCGTCAAATTCTTTAGCGTAATTTACTTGACCTGTTAAACGTCTGTTTAATTGAGCCAATACGCCTACGCCTGTTATTCGATAAATTGCTACCGAACCAATGTCTCCATAACCTTGCAGGCTTATTTCAATATCCGAAATAGTCCCAGTAAACAAAGTGTTATAAGTGCCGTTTGTGTTTTGTATCTGTACTTGGACACTTTCCGACAGGGTGACATTTAAAGGGCTTGCGGCATCTGTCCATAAGCTAATACTGGCTATGCCTACTTGCGCCTGCTCATAAATGTTTCTGCGCCCTAATTGCAGGGAAATGCCGCCTATGGTGTTATCTGCGTATTCGGTTACACCGCCAAAAATTACTTTAGGGTATGGCGTGTAGGTGGTCATAACGTAGCGCCTACGAAGTTTACCGCCCCTGTACGTCTAGCGCTGTTTTGTAGCAGCTGCTCGATACTGCGGCGTGCGCTTTCGCCGTCTATTACGCCGTTAAAAATGAAGGTGTTGCCGCCGCCGCCTAACCTATTGTTAGGTATAATTTGCCCCCCAGTAGTAGGTACAAATACTTCACTTCCAAGCTCTCCCACGCGCACCGCTTGACCAGCGCTAACCATGCCGCCTACAGCTTTACCGCCTGTGACTTTGTCAATAATGCCGCCAATAGCCTTTCCAATGGCGCTATTACCGATAGCGTCCATAAGCTTCTTGACTGCGTCCCTTACCCTGTCAATTACATCTACCCATTTATCGAAATACCCTACTAAGGTATCTTTAATAAAACCGCCCAGTTTTTTTAGTGAGTCAAAAAGACCGTCTACAAAATCCCTAAAAGTTTCCGATTTTTCATAAGCAATAACGAAAGCGGCAATAAGTAAACCAATGGCAATAACTACAAGCCCAATAGGGTTAGCAGCAAGAACCGCGTTCCAAATAACCTGTAAAGCTGTAACGGTTTTAACTAAAGCACTCCAAGCTGTAGTAATTACTGTTACTGCCTTAATTGCATAATTAAGCGCAACTATGCCGCCTGTTAAACCTAAAACTACTAAAGCAACCTTGCTAATAACGTCTGCGTTTTCTGACATATAACCGCTAAAAGGTACAACAAGCGCTATAAGTTGCTGGTAAATAGGTAGTAAACCTTGACCAATTTTGGTCTTAGCGTCTTCCATTTGAGCAGTTAAAATACGTTGCTGGTTAGCTGCACCTTCAGAAGTGCGTGCAAAGTCGCCTTGCTGAATAGTGGTCTGCTGCATAATAAGCGACTGCCGCGCTAATACCTTTTGCTGGTCTGTGAAGCCCTTAGTTCCCTTTTCTAGACCCATGCGTAGGGCTTCAGCTTCTACAGCATCAGCAGATAGTAAAACGCCAAATTGTCTTAGGGGTTCGGATTCACCACGAAGACCCGCGCCAATAGCGTTGATAGCTTGGTCTAAGCTTACGTTATTGAAAGAAGCTAGGTCAGCTGCAAGGGTTAAAGTATCGGTGCTAAATGCTGAAAGGTCGTCGCCTGTTAGACCCGCTGCCTTACCAAAGATAGCAAAATCGGACGCAGCTTCTAGTGCTGCTTTTTGAGATAGACCAATAGAAGTTGCTGAAGTTTTGGAAAATTCTACAATGCTGTCTGTAGCGTCTTCAAAAACTACGCTTGTTTTCGACATGGATTCGTTTAAATCGCTGGCGGCGTCAATAGTAGATTTAGCGCCTATGGCAATAGCACCGAAAGCTAGAGCAGCTTTACCGCTTATGTTGTCTAGTTTCTCGCCAAAATTTTTAAACTTCATTTCAGCGGTTTCCAAGCCCTTGCTAAAATCTCCTACGTCTGCAAGTAGGTTTAGCTTTAATGTTCTAATATCCGCCATTTTTTATCCTTTAGACCAATTATTAAGCACGTCGTCTACTGCGGCTTTCCAACGCGCCGTAATCTGCGCCTGATTATCTTTTAATGTTTTAAAAATGGAATAACCCTTGCTAGGCATTGGGAAGCGTCGTCCACCATTTGGAAAGCGTCCGTTTATGCTGGAAGGATTAGCGCCAAATTCTGAACCAAAAAGCACCTGCCCAGATACAGCGCCGCCAGAAAACTTAGACCTAGTTCCGCCAATGGTTATATTAGGTACGCGGTCTTTATTACCGCGGGTAGTAGCAAGGACTTTAGCGGCTTGTTTAGGGTATGGGTTTAAAGCTGCGCTAGCTTGAATTTGTCCCGCTGTCCAGTTGCTAATAGCTGCTACTTCATTTTTAAGCGTAGTGTTAGCTTCTTTATCTAGGGTCTTTAAAGCTGCATAAAGCCCTTTTAATTCTGACTGGTCAGGCTTAATACTTATGGACTCTTTAGCCACGTCTATTATTCCTTTCCAAAATCTCTAAAACCGTAAGCAAATCTTCAGCTGTTCGGTTTTCCCAATATGTAGGGGTAGTACCAGTAGCTACTGCTATTTCTAGCAGCAGCCGCTGGATACTTCCTACTTCGTGGCTTTTGGGTCGGAGTCCGCCAATTCGATTAGCTCGATTGAATTTATCCAGCCGTCAAAAGGTTTAATCTGTTCCCCTGTACGTTTCAACACCGAATGAGCAAGGAAAGCTAGGTCTTCCATGCCTATACCGCTAGATAAGTCACTAATTTTTCTTTTACTGTGTCGTTCCCATGCCACGAAGTCAGGGACGATAGCAGTCAGATTAGTTACTTCTCCGTTTGTTGTCGTTACCTTTAGTTCTATTTTCATTTTTAGTGCCCTGTTCTATTAGTTATGCGCGGGAAACGCTTCCTTGGTCTACTACTAATTCTACTGTAGTTGTAAGCACGTCTACAGCGCCACCACCAACAGCTGGGAAGTTCGGGAACACGTCGCAAGTAAACACAGAACCATTTGCTGTGAAACTTGCAGCGATAGCAGTATCGCCAGCTGCGCCTGCAGCGTCAAATAGTGCGTCACAAAGCGAACCTACAGCTCCCCAGTCCGCAAACATTTCTACGCTTAAGGTTGCTGTGTAGTCAATCGTTTTGTAGGCGCGTCCACTCAATACTTCTAGTACTGCTTGGTTCGGTTCTACGGTTAGCGTAACTGTAGAAGCTTGCGCGTCGTAGTTGTCGCCGTCAATAGTCAGGGTTAAGTCCCTGCCTGTAATGTAAGTTGCCATTGGGCTAACCCTTCCTTTTTGTTGTTATGTGTTCGTTACTAACTCAATAGTTAATGAGCTAGTAAGCATTTGTTGTCCAGAAACTTCTTGAATTTGTGGCTGTGACCAGCCGTTATTTATAGAAGTTCCAGCTGGCAATAAGTCGAAGACGCTTAACATTAGATTTTCTATGTTTGCTAAAGCGGCTTGGTTATCGGCTGCGCCTACTACGGCGGTTATTTCAAAACGCACGTTTATACGATTACCTGCGCCGCCAATACTGGCAGGCACTAGATAGGGCGCGGCAGGCACTAGCACTAATGCAGGCGGAGTTATCTGCTCCCTAGGGAAAGCATAGACAACACGCCCAGCGGCGCTTAGGGCGCTGCTAAGGCTGTTTCTAAGGCTAACTAGGTCTGCCATTATCCCACCAGGCTATTGGTGTCTAGGTCTTTACCTAGTAGACCCATTACGCGCTGAAGCATGGAGCGACCCAGGCGGTAAGGAGCTGGCGCAAAATCCACTCCTTGCTGTCCCATAGTTCCCTTTTGGGTTTCCCAAATGTCTACCGCTAGGGCTAAACAGGCTTCGCGCACGCTAGCGTTCGTGTCAAACAGGGTAGCTTGCGAAGTTAGCACGGCTTTACCGTATGGGCGTAGCGGTGTTGCTATGACGTCGGCAGCTGTAATTGCTACGCTAAATCTATCTGCTCTATGTTCGGTAACCGTGCGAGAACCATTAAAGGTATTACCGCAGGCTGAAATGGTAAGCGCTGAACCTACTACAAAATCGTGTGGTTCGGCTGTGTAAAAAGTCGCTACATTGTCTTCTAGCTCGACTGTAATAATACTTGAACGGTTAAAGTCCAAGTAGCTTAAAATAATGTCGCTTGCGGCGTCTGCCACTTGCTGAACAACTGCGTCTGAATAGATTGAACCAATACCAAGTACAGCCTTTAATTCGCTAATACTAATAATTGCCATAAGTTCAACCTTTCAAGTTGGGGTGTAGGGGCGGCACAGGGCAGCACCGCCCCTACGATTATTTGGAGTTACGCGGTCTGTTGGTAAACGCGAACGCCCAAAGGCTTCTTAATAGCCAAAGCGCCGTAACCATAAACGGATACTTCAATCTGACCTGAACCAATTACGTCTACACGAACCTGGCGGACTGGGCTTTCGTACCATGTAGCAGCTTCAGGAGCTAGTAAAATCATGCCTTCGTCTGCGCCTGCGCCAATGTGTGGGTCTACAAACAAGGAAGCGCCTAGGACGTTACCTACGATTGAAGTTCCATTTACTGCACCTGGAGCGTTTGAAGGCGCTGCAGCTGTGTAAAGTGGGCGGTCTGACCCGTCCTGGTATCCCATGATATTAACCCAGTTAGTGGTGTTAGCTACAAGGTTACGGGCAAAATTGCCCGAACCTGCGTAAGCTGCTGCCGACTCGGTTGCGATAAAGGACTGTAGACCGTCTGCTGAACCTGCTACTGCAGTTGCATCTGTTCCACCTGAAAGAAGGGCAGATACTACGGCTAGGTCTGTTGCCTTAGCGTAAGCTGCGCCCATTTCGCGTAGAAGCTCGGTTAGAAATGCTGGTGAGCTTCTGTCAATTAACTCCCAAGATATTCTGCTGGCGCCCGCGTACTTGGAAACGTCCACCGTCAAGAACGACGAGGTCATAGGTGTACCAAATGGGTCGCCTTCTTCTGCTACTTCTGCCACGGTTGGGGCTTGAGTTAGCTTAGGAATAGTGAAGCTCATTCCGCTTGCTGGCAAAGCGCCACGGGAAATTGCGTCAATAGTAGGACGTCCGTCAATGGTGGTAGAAATGAATTCCTGTAAATGCGGGGCTAAAGTTAGACCTGTATTCGTGGTAGTGCTTTCGTCTGCAGCTCGTACATACTGGCGGCTGTCGTCGTTACCCATAGCCGCTTTAATGCTGTGCTCTAGGTAAGAAGTGCCGTCTACGATTGGGCTGCGTGGTGCGGTGCGAATTGGAGCGGCAGCCTGGATAACAGCTGGTGCTGCTACTTCCTCTGCGGCTTCAACTACGGTTTCTTCGTTTTCCATAATTGTTCCTTCTGGATTTTCCTCGGCGGCTGTCGCTTCGGGGGTTTCTGGGGTGTCGTCTTCACTAGCTGCAACTTCTGTTATAAGAGCGCTTTTGAAGGCTGGGTTTGTGACGTGGGCGACTTGCTGCAAGGTAGCAGCGGTTACTTTCATTACGCCTTTATCTATGGTGTATTCGTCCGCGCTGGCTTCAATGCTAAACGCAGGGCGTAAACCTTCTGCAGCTTCTATAAGTGCATCTGTTCCAGCTGTAGTCGGAGCGATTTTAAAGCTCATTGAAATACCCGCAGGTGTGATAATTTCGCTGCCTGCAATTCCGCGCCCTAGTGGGTCTGTGCGGCTATGTTCTTTATTAAGAATAATTTCTTCAGCTGCGAATTGCTGAAATGAACCAAATTCGAATACAACAGCGCCAGCGCTGGTATTTCCTGACACACCAAATGGGACTACCATACCTGTAATAGTCCTATTGGCTACGTCTGCGGCTACGATTTTGCCGTCAAAGTTAATTAGCATTTGTTTCGCTTCCTCTAGGTGCTAAATCTTCCATTTCTCGGGCTTCGTCAATGTCAATAAGTCCAAGCTCTAACATTCTCCCAATCACTTCGATACGCTCCATGGCTGTACCACGCAAATATTCTTCGACTTCAAAGCGCACGCGTTGGGTCATTGGGGTTATATCGTCCATGCTTAGGCGCTGTTCTACGGCAATTAGAAATGGCATAAGCGAAAGGTCAATAAGTGAGCGGCGTTCCTGCAAGGTATTGCTGTAGGTGCTAGAAGTGCTTTCCGCGTTTAGATACCACGCTGGAATGTTCATAAGGCGGGCTATTTCGGTAGCCGTGTTCATACGGTTAGCGCTTAGTTCCATTTGTGTAGCGTCAAAGCCGAAAGTCT